TCATCAATTTCAATTCCAAAGAATCTAGTTTGACCTTGGAATCCATGCTGACTTACCCCTAGTGCTGGGACAGGGCCACCTAACCCACAATGATACACGCTTCCAGCGGCAAGAAGGGTTGCGCGGTCTTTTCCAATAAGCATGTTACATACTGGCTTATCGTAGGCTGTGACAGCCCACCCTAAAATATTGTTATAGTTGGCAGAAGAAGCATTTGGATTTGCTGTGTGATGAATTACTCCACCAGTAAGCCCTGGTGATCCGTCTGGACCCTGCCATGGCCTACCAACTGTATCCCATCCTGCATAAACATCCATAATTACGCCATGATCTAGTAGAGCCTGACGAACTTGGGCTGGTGTAGGATTTAAATTAGCCATTTGCATCATCATCCTTGTCCTTGGCTGGGAATTCTGATTCATCTAAGTCAGGGACAAAATTCGTGTCGAATGGCTGAGAAAAATCAATGTCTGCTAAATCAAGTTCTCCGTTAGGCATTATTCTTAATTCCGTACCTTGGATCATTTGGATTTAAAGCAGTAATGATAACTGGCAAAACTGCTGCTAGACCAGCGGCGAGCCATGCCTTTAAGTCGGTGCTGGATACAGCAAAAATGTCAGCGCCATCGGCAATAAAAAGTCCTAAGATTACTGTAACAAAGGATACGACGTATGACCTAACTGCTCTTCCTGTATCTGTGTTGTTTAACCAATTCCACATAATTACCTCCAATTTAAGTATATCATGTAATATCTACAACTTCACAGCCAGTATCTGCACTACACGCAAGTTCCTGCGACCCCTTTGTTCCATCTTCTGTTTCATAAAAAACTAGATCGGCCCAACGAATTTCCTTAGGCATTACTGCCTTAAGTTTTTCGTATTCTTCCTTATCGGCATCTTGATAGGGAGCCTGCTTATAGGTATGATCAGAATATGGAAGGAATGAAATTCCAGAAACTTCATCAAAATTCTTCCACACCCATGCTCCAACATCCATCCACTCTTCTTCTCTTACAGAAACTGTAATAGATGGCTTATGCTCACACCATGCACGCTGATATGTCAACCAAATGTCAAGGTGTTCGATGGCAGTAAGATCATTGCGTAAAACGGCGTTATCTGGAGCCTTGACGGGGAATGAAAATACAGTAGTATCATTTGGCTTCATAACATCATCTTCTGCTGGTACTCCTGAATCTACAAGGAACTTGGTTAGTGGATCTTTCTTATCTCCTCGCACCGTGCGAATGTAGTAATCGTTGTGCCATGGATGCATACCAGAAGATACTCCAACCAGTTGGGAAACAGTTCCAGAAGGCTTTACGCAAGTAATGGCTGCTGATGGATTAATGCCAAGAACCTTAGCCTCTTCCTGATTAACAGCAACTGACTTTTCTCTTAACTTGTTTAGTACTGACTCTAACTTGTCTAATCCTTCTTGTCCAGACATTAGTTTATTGCCGAACTGACCTGTTATTGAAACTCCAAGAAGTCTTTCTTCTTCTGTGTTATCCTTCCAAATTTTTCGGAGATACTTAAAGTTGGTTAAAGTTGACTGCCATGTTCCTAAGATAGTGGCTAACTCTACCTTACGCATTAATGACTTTTCATTATCCTCTGGACGCACTACAACTTCTGAAAGATTGCAGAACTGGTACGGCCTAAGAATGATTTCGCTACACGGATTAGTTCCATAACGAACTTCAGGATCTCTACGACCGTACTTTGCTGCCTGCCCTTGCGCTGCGGCTACATTGTAGATTCCGCGTTCCCCAGACTTTGATTCGTAAAGATTTTTCCACTCTGTCATGAAGTCTGACATACTTGGACGGCCTGAGTAAGAGACAGAGTTGTTCGCTAGAGCGCGTTGTGAGTTATATTCCCACCATGCACCAGACTTTGCGCGTGCCATGTCGTGATCGTTAAGATCAGATAGAGAAATCATTGCAGATCTACGAACGCCACCTACTACTACAACTTCTCCAATCTTACACATAATGTCATGTGCTTCAATTGGCTTTAACTTACGTCCTGCTGAATTCTTGATTGTATTAACGCAGAAATCAAATAGTTGAATTAGTGGTTCTGGTCCTGAGGCTCTTCCGCCAAAGGTCTTTAGCCTAGCGCCTGCTGGTCTAACCTTAGATACATCCCAGGATGGAATTTGTCCCTGCCAAAGAAGTGCAAGAAGTTCTCTCAGGGCTTTTGCCCAGCCTGCCTTGGAATCTTCTACAACAATAGTGGTATTGGTTGGTTCAAAGTGCTCGTTGACGGGTGGAAGTTTGTCAACATAGGTGCTTTCTACTGAATATCCGACACCAGTTCCGCACATAAGAATGTACATAGCCTCGTCAAAAGAGCGCAAAGAGTCAACTGGCAGGAAGGAGCAATTGTATCCTGCAACATGATCTCTATCTAGGGCGGGGCCAGAAGTCATAATTGCACGCATAGAGGGCATGACATTGCGATTAAACACTTCATCTCTTATTTCTTTAACCAACTCTTCAGAAGGTTCGTAGTTGAACTCTTCCTTAAGGTGATCTTTCATGAATGTGAAGTATCTATCTACAGTTTCACTCCAGAACTCTCGCCTATTTTCTTCTGAAAGCCATCGTGCATATCGGCTCAGGGCGATAAAGTTTTCGTAGTGGTTATCAATACCTTGTGACATATGTTCTCCTTGACCCCAAATGTGGGGATTAAAATTTAGATAATCTCTATAGTATCACTTCGGGATTCAAAACCCGCGACTTTTAAAAATATTTTTTAATCTTTCAACTGTAGGTTCTGTCACACGATCCCAGTCGTATTCCATATGAATTTTAAAAGCATTTTTGAATGATTGTTTAACATACGCATCATAGTTATCAACTATATCCATCATAGATTTTTTAAGATTTTCTTTATCCACATGATATACATTTCCTGGATGAAGTGCTGGGTATTCACTTGGTCCTAGTTTTGCATCTAGTGGAACCGTTATGTATTTCTTATACTCTGCCCAATCATAAGTTGATATGGTTGGCATACCAGTTCCTAAGGCTTGAAGTGGAATAAAGCCAAAGCCCTCCCCCATTGTTGGGTACAGCATTGCGTCTGTTTTATAGTAAAGTTCTATCATCTGTTCATGAGTCAGAGGGGCGGTGGTGATTCTGATATTTGAATATTTGTTGTCTGGGCCACCAGCAATTGTTCCATCTTGATGGAATACTCTAGTTGTATTTATGTTTGTGCATTTAAGAATTAGTTGATAATCTGGATCATTTCCAAACAGTTCTGCAAACGCCTCCACAACCATCTGTCCATTTTTTCTAGCCTGTGGCTCTCCAATGTGAAGAAATCTAAACACTTTTTTTCTTTTTCTTTTAACTGGACGCCAATCAATATCTAATCCATGAGGGTAAACATGAATATCTTCTTTGCCTGTTGTGTTTCTGAGTACATCAGCGGTCCAAGATGAGGTGGCCCACATATCGTCGCATCTGAGAATTTGATCTTCCCAGCCCTCTTTTAATTCTGTAGATTCCCATGCAGTATAACCAATTTTATACTGATTTGGAGTGAATCTGTACTGAGATGGAAATCCCATAGATATCCCTACTGGAGAAGATACTCTTCCAATTTTTACATCTATTCCCGCCCTAGAAAAAGCCTGAGAAATCTGATAAGAGGCATGGCTGTATCCGTTAAGGTCTTTCATCTTATCGTTTAGATTTGCCATTTCTTCGGCGGCGGTCGTAAAGGAAACTTCCATCACTGAAGTATATGTACAATTGCAATATATAAGAAAGAAAGAACATAATGGAATATAGAAGATTTAGTAAATATTATCAATTATCTTTAAAGAATAAAACAATCCCGATTCGATGCGAGATTGATTCAGAACATCCCATTCTTGTTCCGAATCTTGATATTGACGATAATGGTAACGATATCATATACTTGTACTGCCTTGACTGTAACTTTAAGTTATATCCTGGCCTAGAGTTATACAACAATATTGAGTTTGTTTTAGAAGAATTGGAAGTTAATGGAGAAGATTGATGTTTTGAACTTAGGTTATGTAAGCCTAATTTCAACTATGGGTAATGATCTAGAAGTTGCTAATGCTGCTAGAGTTTCTTATGATAAAAGAAGTGAATTAGATATGACTGGTCTTTTGAAAAAGAAAGATCAGAAACTTATCGACTTCCTTTGGAAAGAAGAACATACTTCTCCATTTAGACATTGCGTTTTATCTTTTGAAATTTATGCTCCACTCATGGTTGCACGCCAACACTGGAAGTATGCAGTTGCTTCAACATTTGTTGATGATCAGAACGGGTGGAATGAGTCCTCACGCAGATACATCACAGAGGAACCAGCCTTCTACATTCCCACTGCCGAGCAGTGGAGAAGTGCCCCTGAGAACTCTAAGCAGGGCTCTGGAGAGCCAATTAATTATGGTCTGGGCATCGAACTCACAATGAAATTATTCAACTTGATTGAGGCCGCAGAAGTAGAGTACAATCATGCCATTGAGGTTGGAGTATGTGCAGAACAGGCTAGATTATTCCTTCCTGCATATGGAATGTATGTCCGCTATCGCTGGACAACCTCCTTGCATGGAATAATGCATTTCACTCAGCAGAGATTGGCCCACGACGCACAGGTAGAAATACAGGAATATGCTAAAGCAATGAGCGCGTTAGCAGAAAAAGCATTTCCTTATTCGATGAGTCTAGTAAAATGAGAGCCTGGATAGAAAATGATGACGATATCACTCCCTATATAGAAATTGATATCTATGAAAACGGGGAAATGGTAGAAGCCATCGGATTTCCTTGTAAGCCATTACCATGGCGCATGGAATTTGACAATATTGATACAATATTAGAATCACCAAGCGCGGGGGAGCAAGACAATGACTGATGAACAATTCGAAATAATGCAAGAACTACTTAGTGCTATATACATCCAATTAGCCAGAAACTATGATATGTTGTGTATAAGTACAAGTAATCAAGAGAAGATGCTTGAAATGTACAATAGACACAAAGAGGGTCGTGTCTTCGCCCCGCCCCCGTCTTTACTTATGGAAGAAGAAAATGAGTAGTAACGATATTCAATTTTTAATTTTAATTTTACTATGTGCAACCTTTCTTGCTCTCGCTATGAGAAAAGGCAAATAATGACAAGAAATGACAAACGTAATCTTATGCGTAAGCGTAAATGGCGTTTATCAGGATTTTATTTTTCAATCAGTAGATTTAGACTTTGACCACGTTGATCCTAATGAAAAGAAAGGCAATGTGTCCGATTTGATCCGATCTGACTATGCATGGCCTACTATCAAGCAAGAAATAGCCAAATGTAGAGTATTGTGCAAGATATGTCATGCTAGACATTCCCGCGTTTCCCGCGCTTCTTATAATCAACATCGAAATTCAATTTTTGAGCCAACTAGTGTGGCTCATTTTCTTGGTCTCTGACCGTTATCAATTTGTTATATTTTAATTTCATGAAAATGTTAATGGCTGTGTATTTTGGATGATACACAATCTGAGAAGTGGTACGATTTTCAACTAGTGCGACCATACGAACACCTGTACGAACATCCCCCCCCTCCCCCTAGCGTTATGAACCTGTTACCAAATTCCCTAGAATTCTGGGCCAAAATGTCAGACCCCCATGATAGCCTTAGGGCATAGAAAGAAAGGAGGTGTAGAGATGAGAAAGCGTACTCTTTACACCTACACATGCCAGGTGTGTAGCAATGTTCGTACCTGTTACCGCCAGGTTCAGACGCTCACCCCATGCTATGGGTGTGCGGCTAAGGCAGTCACGGGCAAGTGACTGTCAGACCCCCATGGTAGGGTGTCTCTATAACTAAATACCTCCTAGGCAAATAAGCCCCATGAGGGATGAGCCCTAGGCCACACCAATGTCAGACCCCCGTGATAATATCGGGGAAACGAAAGGAAAGAAATGTTCAAGGGATACCGTGTAGTGCATGTCTCTACATCGTTCAATGGCAATGTCTCCCGTTCCCCGTTCACCCGTTGGATGAGCAAGGACGACGCACTCCACTTCGCCCGTAGCCTAAAGGGTGATGAGAAGGGTCTGGTCTACATGGAGTCTAAGCGTGGAGCGCTTTACCCCATCGTTGTCGATCATAACGCTAACGCTAAGTCCTGGGGGTTCTAATGATTGATTCAGTAGACCGTATCGTGACCACTCCCATGCGCGAGTGTCCCCCATTTGTAGAGGGTATCCTTGGAGAGAATGATAGGGGCATCCTCCATACTAGGTGGTTCTGCATCGAACCGCTAGAGGATGATTGGTTCCTTGCAACCGACACGCATGGCAATACCATGCAGTCCCGTGGTAGTGCTATGGTAAAGTGGCTCAAGCCAGAGGACATGAATAGTCCTGCAATACAGGCCGAGTTGATGCTGGGCCTCCGTGAAATGGGGTTGGAACTGTGAGAACTTTCGCGCAACATCTCTTGTCTTTCGTAATCGTTGGCGGTATTCTTATTGCCATGGCTATCGTTGGTGGAATAGAGGGAGGCTTCTAATGGTAAAGGTTCGTTCCTATGGGGACTATTCAATCGTCAATGCTACCGCCGCTGAGATTCAGCACCCTCTCGCAGATGAGATCTCTGTCGCTATTGGTGATGGCGCTATGTGTCGCTTCCCCTACTCTGTCGAACTTGCGTTCTTCAAGGATGGGGAATGGCAAGAGTCGATCCTTGAAGAGTTTGCTGCATACCACTCTGGCGGTGTGTATGCGTATGTTCCGCTAGAGATGTTCGCATCATTCCTTGAGGCTTGGAGGGCGCGGTGAGTAATGTGAAAGTCAATAGACCCGATGCATTCATCCTGAATTGCAAAATGATGTATAACGAGGTGGGACAGATTCAGAGTCGAATCAATCGCATGTGGGCATCGTCAGATGGTGAGCGTGATCAGGCCATGCTGGAATACATAGAGGATTCTCTAGAAAATATCGAAATCGAATTGCGAAATAGACTTGACAATTAGTTAAAATCGGGCCGCCCCGACTTTTTGGTTTTGTCAAGTTACGACGCTGTGAAATACGCCACAAAATTTTTCTTGAAATTGTCCGATTTGTATGCATTCTCGATTAGGTGAATGTCAGACCCCCGTGATAGGGTCAGGGTATAGAAAGAAGGTTAGATATGGATACTGCCCATGACCACTTGGTCTGCTGCTTCTGCGATAACGAGATCGCTCTGGATTCCCGCGTGTGCTTCACTTGCCACGAATACAAAGGCATCATGACGGTGGAAGCCTTTGAGGACTACCTCAAGGTGACCTATGACTGTGATTGCCTGTCAGACCTAGATGATAAGGTGATCGCATGAACAAGATGACATACATTGACTATTCCGCCGCCGCGCAGGAGCGCGAGGCATGGAAGGCATGGCTCCAAGCCAAGGCCGCAGAGCGTAGACTGTCAGACCCTAGTGATAAGGTGTAGTCATGAATGAAGAAGAACTATACGAGAATTTCCTCCGCTTGGAGGCTACCCTTGACCTTGACCCTAACCCTTGGGAGAACTGATGGACTTTTACTACATCGCTAAGGATGGCAACCCGCTTCCCCTTATCTTTGGCAACCGTGACAAGGCACTGGCTTGGATTAGCCGTGAGGTTAGCAAGGGTGCAAGCCCTGAGGAATTTGAGATCATGGATCGGAGTGATGCATAATGATTAGAGTTTCTATGTCCCGCGCAGATTGGGAGACAGTCGTATACATCATGGCGGAGGTTCAGAAGAATGGAATGTTCGCCTATATCGACAATATCATTGACACCATCGACCATGCACTAGATACACAGGAGAACTAATGTCCTACCATCCCATCAGTCACGATGAATTCGATAGGATCATGCGCGAGGATGCGATTCGCTGTCGGTCCCTCATGATAGGATCTTTCTATGTTGAGAAGCAGGAAGCAAGCGGGGAAGCACAAGACTAACTGCTACTTCGGATGTTGCAGGAGCATGACCAAGAAGCAGGAACGTCGCTACATCAAGCGGCGGGAATCTAACGAGTGGAAGAAGGAAAACAATGTGGCAGGATAGTGCAGCGTGCAAGGATGCAGACTCTAATCTGTTTCTCTCAGGAGTCGCATCGCGTGTAGAGAAGGCTAAGGCAATCTGTGCAACGTGCGCGGTAGTAGATAAGTGTCTCCAATTTGCAATTGCCAATGAAGATTTTGAGCCCCATGTCTATGGTGGACTCACGGGTGACGAAAGGAAAAAGTTTCTCGTTTCGGCTTGACAAAAGCCGCCCTGCGGGGCGGCCCGACTTTTTGACATTTGTCAAGTTACGACACGCGGTATTTTCCCCGAGATTTTTCTTCCCATTGTCGTACCCCCATGCTATCCTTTTCCTATGTCGAATCGTGTGAATCATCGCCGCAGTGCCGACCATAACCGCGCCGTATTGGAGCGTCGTCGCTCTAATGCCGCCCAACCTCACAAGAACAAGGCCAAGTATTCTCGCAAGGCCAAGCATCGTGACCGTTTCGTTACCGAATAATCGGCGTTTCCCCCTTCCATTGTCAGACCCCCATGCTAAGGTGAAGCCATGACAACGACAACCGATACCCTGTCCCTTTCCGATACCGCGTATTTCGCCTTCTCCGATATCCTTCTCACCGCCACCATGTCTCAGGTGGAAGCCGCTAGCGTCTGGTACTTTGAGGCGCAAGAGGTTGCGGAGGACGTTGCCGAGAATATGGGCGCATCCTTGGAGATTGGCGCTAGCATTGTCTCTGCTTTCTCCCCGCGTGAGCGTTGGGCGTCCAACGTTGCTAAGGCTCTCGCCTTTTCCATGAATAAGCCCGTCAGCGGTCTGAGCAATAACCTTCGCATGGCGCAGGATGCCATGACCCTTGGCTTCGATGCGCTCAAGGGTCTCAAGACTAACGCTTTCGCTCGCGCTATTGCTGGCGATACTGACGCGGTTGTCATTGACGTTTGGATGATGCGAGCGGCAGGAATGGATACCGACTCACCTAACAAGGGTCAATACCTCGCGCTCTCCGATGCCGTTCGCAGGGTTGCTAGTGATCATGGCATCACACCGCGCACCGCGCAGGCTCTTATCTGGATTATCGTGAGAGGAAGTGCTAACTAATGGCGCTAACATTTTTTGCAGCAGACGGATCATTTGGTAATGCGAACGGTCTAGTAATCATCGACACTCGCGCATGGAGTCCCGAGGATTGGGAGGCGGTAGAAAGTGCAACAGATTGGAACCGCTCCGCCATTGCACACAATATCGCACAGCAGAATGGAGATATCTAATGAATGACGTTACCTTCGATAACTTTCGGGAAATGCTGCGCGACTTTTCGGGAGTGTGATGACTGACATTATCGCGTATGGTGTGCTAGGATTTATCGGCATAGGTCTGCTAGGATGCGTCGCATTTGCCCTAGGGATTCTAATAAAATCTATGAAATAAACTTGACAAACCCGAGAAATCGGGCCAGCCCGATAAATCTCAAATAGTCAATTACGACGATTAAGAAAATTTCCCAGAATTCGTGGAAATAATCCTTGTGGCTGTCAGTCCCCTAGGCTATAGTAGTACTACAACAGAAAAGAGGGAACATGATTGCTACAATCCGTACTCCCTCCCGCTCGTCTACGGGCGCGGGGGTATTTGAAGCGATCAAGCATGGCGTGGAGTATGATGTGTATGATGACACACATTTCGATATAACGATTCATAATCAGACCCGCGCAGACTTGATTGCAAAGGCGGCAAATGGTAAGATTGTTGCCGTAGTTGATGCACTTCCCGTTTACTAGTAGAAGGAGAAACAAATGGCAAAGAAGCAGAAGACCCCTAAGTTCTCATACCTTGAGACTTGGAACACCCGATACGGCACTCAGACCCGTATCGTCACCCGAATCAACGGCAAGTTTGTTGATTCCACCCCCGCACTTGAGACACTTCGCAAGGGCGTCCCTGCTGGTCGCTGACCAGTTGGTCGAACCTAGACATGTTCGCTAAAACTGTCTCGCTTAACCCACCTGGATATGTGGGGATCGTTAGTAGATTCCCATCCTGGGCATGATGACAAACTGCCCACCACGCCCCTGTGGTGGAATTGGCAGACACGCTTGACTCAAAATCAAGTTCCATAACGGAGTATCGGTTCAAGTCCGATCAGGGGTACAAGGAAGAGTGGGACACATTATTGGGCGCTGCATGAAGACTGATCATCGGAGTGTAAACCGCAAAGAAGTCAGCCCACCTTCCCCTTGACAACTGTCAGACCCATGTGATAGAGTTCTACTACCTACTACAGAAAGGGACTCCAATGGGAGACCGCGCTAACTTCGGAATCAAGCAGGCTGACGGCAACACCATCTTCGTCTATGGACATTGGGCAGGGCATCAGATGCTTGCCCGTTTTGCTAAGGCTATTGACCGCGTTGTGGATGCTGGTCGGATTGGTGATGATGCCTACGCTACCCGCATCATTATCTCTGATCTGATTGGTGATGCCCATTCGCAGGATTTGGGCTGGGGTATCACCATCAACACCCTCGCTGATAACGAGCATAAGATTCCCGTGTTCGATCTTGCTAACGATACGGTAACGCTCTATGATGCAGACTGGCGCAGCAATGTTCCAGGTGATAAGATCGTAGAGTTCTCACGAACGGACTTTATTCACAGGTACACTAAGGAAATGGTGGGTGTGTGATGATTGATCCTAGTTTTGTTGATATTACCGATGCGGAGTTGGCCTCACCTTCTCCCTATCCTATGACCATGCAAGAGTTGGAGGTCAAGTACCGCGATCTTGAGAATAAGTTGTCTATGAAGACTCAGAGTTGGGAATATGCTGGCGAGCAGGTTCGTAAGTATGCTGCTCAGATTGACGCATTTGAGGAAGCCCTGAAGTATAACGGATGGGACTTTGACTCCGCTACTCTAGAGGATTTGGCTGGCTACTTTGATATTCTGTTGCAGCGGGAGTACATGGTAGAGATTACCGTTCGATTCTCTGGCAATGTTACCGTCCCCATGGACTATGACATTGATGATCTTGAGAATGAACTGAATGCGGAGATCAGCAAGGGATACTACAGCAATTCTTCTGTGGAGATTGACTTCATGGAAGAAGAGATGGATATTTCTGTAGAGGAAGTCTAACTAAATAGACTTGGTGAGGACAGTCTAAGTCTTTGACAGCGTGGCTGTAAACTACTGACGTATATAGCAGAGTCACCTCACCAACCCGCCCCCATCATCTAGTGGCCTAGGATACTGCCCTTTCAAGGCAGCGGCACGGGTTCGAATCCCGTTGGGGGTACGCTAGTTATAGCACCTTGGACAATGCACCTATATCTTCATCAGGTCGCTCCTGAAATTTATAGGGCCGAGATTCAAGGTCACTAGGCAAGCAACTCATCAGAGGTTACCGCCAATAGGATGAGAGGGGGAGGGGGTCGGTAAATCCCCTCCCTCACCACTTCCGGGCCGCCCCGCGAAACTTGATTTGTCAAGTTACGACGGAAAGAAATTTCCCCCAGATTTTTTAGAAATATTCTTGCCACTGTCAGACCTAGGGTGTATAGTTCTTCTATAAGTTCAATCGACTAAGGAGAAACACATGGCACACGCAGTTGAGATTGGTCAGAACGGCGAGCAGGCTTTCGCTTCTTTCCGCGAACCCGCTTGGCATGGTCTTGGCACTGTCTTCACGGAGGAGAAGTCCACGCAGGAGATGCTGGACGCTGCCTATCTTTCACGTTGGAACGTTCGCCTTGAGGCCGTTCCGTATCCTGCTGACTACAATGTCATCAGCCCTTCCTACATGGTCCTCCGCGACAATCCGTTTGGTCAGGGTACTGACGTTCTCTCTACCGTGGGCGAGCGTTACCGTGTCCTTCAGAACGAGGAGTTGTTCTACTTTGGTGACGCGCTGCTTGACGGTGGTCGCTGGGAGACTGCTGGTTCTATCAAGCAGGGTCGCGTAGTGTTCGGTTCCCTCGCGCTGGAGCGTGAGACTGTCCTTGATCCTAGCGGTGTGTCGGATGTTGTGAAGTCCTACCTTCTGGTTCATACCTCGCACGATGGTTCGACTGCTGTGCAGGCTTCCATCACTCCCGTCCGCGTTGTGTGCCAGAACACTCTCAACATGGCTCTGTCTGGCGTCAAGCAGTCCTTCAAGATTCGCCACACGCAGACCGTGGGTGGCAAGGTTGCTGCTGCACGCGAGGCTCTGTCACTCGCCAACTCCTACCTTGACCAGTTCGACAAGGAGGCTCAGGCACTTATCGCTACTGAAATCACCAAGGCTAAGTTCGACAAGATTGTTGAGGCTATCTACCCTCGTCCCGACAAGGATGCCAAGGGTGCTGTCAAGAAGTGGGAGACTAAGGTCGATCTTCTGGAGGAGATCTATGGCTCTGACACCACGAACATGATCTCAGGCACCGCCTGGGGTGCGTTCAATGCTCTCACGGAGCGCCTTGACTGGTTCCGCAAGGGTCGTGGCGAGCGCGGTGCGGAGAATGTCCTTGCTGCTGCTAGCGGTTTCGATCCTGTCACCAATGCAGAGAAGGGTAAGATTCTCGCGGCTGTCAAGGCCGTCGCGGGAGTAAAGTAACACCTTTAGATGGGGATATCCCCCACACATCCTGGGCATGATGTAAAACTGCCTGCAAGTCACCCGCGCTGGGCGCAGACGAGATTCCAACCCTTGTCGCGCAGGGTTCGATTCCTTGGGGTGGCGCTTGACAAATCTGGAAAATCGGGGCAGCCCGACTTTATCAAAATGTCAATTACGAACATTAAGAAAAATCCCCAGAATTTCCTGAAATTTCCCCATTGACTTATGCTCCATACTACGGTTTACTTGATATACCTAGAAAGGAGAAGAAATGGACCCGAATATTGCACTATCCCGCCTCCGCGAAATCTTGACCCAATGGGAGGAGTGGGGTACTCTGGAGGTTGATGCAGATGCGGCTATGGATGAGGTTGTAGACCTCTTTCATGGTCTTGATGAGTGGCTATCTCAGGGTGGCTTCCGACCCAACGATTGGAGTTAGACATGGCAACCTTTCACTTTACTGGCGAGATCATCAACGAACTTGATTCATCATTCTTAGAGTTTGAGTTTGAGTATGAGGTATATGAGGACCCTGACATGACCCCCGAGGAACTTGTGCAGATGGGTCAGGACTATGCTTCTTTTGCCGACCATGAGGTGCTAAACTACATCATGGATAACCTTTCGGTTATCCTTCGATTTGAGGGTGTGGAGGCTGACAATGACTAAGACTTTCCGCATTACCCTCCCGCTTGTTATAGAGCAGGAGTTTGATAGCGACTTCTTTGACCTTGATGATATGGACGAGATCAAGGAGCAACTTGGCGAGTTGCTAGATATGTTGCTTATCTCTACTGATTATCTGCATGATTATTGGAAAGCCGCTCAGGTGGAGGAGGTCTGATGTTTCCTGGTACTGGTTGTGTTATTGACGGAAGTCATATGTCGTCTATTGACTTCACCACCGCCGTCATCGACTTGGCGGTAGATGCTGGCTTTGAGATTGACGAGGAGAGATACAAGAAGGACATAGAGGACTACCGCAATGATTGGCTAAGTGAAGAAACATTGTATGAGGTTCTGGAGTCCCTTGACTGGACCTATGATGATGCACTAGACTTTCTCAATAGCAAACTGCCCAATGGTCTTTACTACACCGTAGATGACCAATGTCTAATTCTGGAGGAATTGGATGCCTAATATCACTATGCACTTGACCGCTAACTTCTACCCGCCGATTCCTGCTGACATTCAGATTGCGTGTCAGACATTCTTCGATCAGATTGTGGAAGATGCTATGCCCTGGCAGATCATGGATAAGGATGGTAATATCATCGACCAAGATATCGCAGACTATGATGTTCTAGATCGTACACTTATTCTTCCTAACGGTGCAGAGATCACCGCTCGCGGTATGTTGGATGAGTTGCGGCTTTGGGAAGCATTGTGGTGGGACTGTGAACCAGAATTCATTGACGAGGACCCTGAGTTGCAGTATGCTGAGAGCAAGGAGTATGCAGGCCAACTATCTTTTTGGGAGAACGAGTAATGGCTATCTGGCTTGATGTAGAGACTGGTGAGTTTACTAGTGATGGTAAGTTTACCTCTATTGTCTTTGAGGAGTAGCAATGATCTATAACTATTCTGTCAGGATAGATGCAGATAGTCTAGAGGATGCCGAGCGGGTAATGTCTGAGCGTCTTATGCATGACGAGGACTATGGGTTTCGCTATCAGATTGTTTCGTTCTATGGGGAGGAAGTCTAATGCATACAGTAGATGACTTGCTAGATTATATGGAGCGTACTGCTTGGCATACCCCCGACTATTCTGAGTGTGATTGTGTTGATTGTCTAACTTATGGAATGGTGTGCAATATTTATAGTAGGATGCAGGGGGCGTGATGTTCGATAACTGTTCAGACTGTTATTCATATGAAGAGTCTTACATTCTAGAACTAAACAAGGGAATCTGTGAGACATGTAGGGTGGAGGGAATCTAATGCAGTTTCACTATGTAGTTTTCTATGACACAGATCGTAAGAAGTGGTCTATGGAGTATGACGTAGAGGCGTACTTTTCTGATGGGCATGTGTTCGATGGAAAGATGGCTGATGAGACTGGCTATGGTTGGTTCTGGCCTGGGGATGATATGCCAGAGGAGTCGGCACTTGACGATACCCTCCGCAACACGCTATACTCGCTTGTTGATATCATTCCTATTCCCAAGGAGCATGAGAATGTCTAGCACCATTCATTTCTATGAGATTGACGGTGGCCCCTCAGGTATATTCTGGGAGGGCAGGGTGGATGAGGAACAGATCTATCTTGGGACATGGGATAAGGAACCAATGCTAGAGATTGCCCGTGTTCTTAGTTTGGCATATCATCCTATTCGCTTTCACACACAGGCAGAGTGGGAATTGGATTCACAATTGGAGGAGATGCTAGGTGGATAAGCGTGAGTATTTGCGTAGTTTGGGATTCACAGTTGGGGAGCGTGGACGTTTCACTGCTGAGATGATGACTGCTCTAAAGGATTATCAAGAGGAGGGCGGGAAACTAGAAGGACGTACAGGTAAGCGTGATGATGGTCTACCAGAGGTAGAACCATCCATTGTTATCCCCCACCTTCCTCCAGAGGTTGCTGTTCGCAAGCCTAAGAAACTGCGGGGGCGGAGTAAAGAAGGCTACATTATCGAATTTGTTATGTGTTTCGATTGCTCCAAGCATATGATGTATTGCAATTGCCCAGGAGGTATCAAGGCTCCATCGTCTGTTACCTCTTGCAAGGAGTCAGACGTTCGCGTATAATGTAGGTTCCCCCAACGAGAGGATATCATGGTAGAGCAGAAAGCAGCCAAGGCATTTATCGAAGCATCGTATAACCGACTCATGAACCCGTATCACTTTGCCAATCTGGTAAAGAGTGACGGTGCTATTCCTGCATCCATGCTTCACCGCGTTGCGGTGGGATGGTTTATGCTAAACGAGATTGACTACCGCTATGGCATTGGTGATCCCATCACAGGGGACATGGCTTCCCGTATCGTACATGAGGTGCTGAGTGACTATGAGGAACTACCCAACTATAACCCTAGTCGTGGATTTGAGGCTGACAGTCCAGATTCCCGAGGAACTTGGGCAGACTATGAGAGCCGACATAATCCAACGTTCATTAGACGAGGTATTGACAACTAATCGGCGGGGAGGTATTGACACCCAAAAGGTAGAAGTGCTACAATATTTCCGTAGGTAGAAGTAGGTTGGTGCGGCTATCAGGGGACGCCCAAGTCGTTCAATAAAGCAGGAGCCTCAGAATTCCTAGCAGCCAACCATTTTCCTTTACAATGTCAGGGGGCGGGTGTATAGTATGAGTATGAATAACACATATGAGTTCATCACAATGACTAGGGAGCAGGCACTCTCTATTATCTCCAACTCCTCATCTCCTAGCGTGAGGGATAACATGGTAAAGAATTATGAATGGTCAGCAGAGAAGGCTATTCAGTTTGATATTCTTTTCCCTGCCTCCCAGTGTGCCGCATCTTCAACCTGGACAGATGAAAAAATTACTTCCTTCGTCCAATTTCTACTTGACAAATAGGTAGGGGCGGGGCACCCCGCCTATTTTATTTTGTCAAGCATATTACGAAGGATCATATTTTTTCCCAGAATTTTCCGGGGTAGCCCGATATTTTTAATTTATTAGACATTACGACGGCATAAAAAAATTCGCAGAAATTCTGCGATATTATCCACAAGTTATCCACATGTACATAGTGTGTCAGATTATTTACACAATGGGTAACTTATTATAGATGTGGGATAAATTCTACAAATGATAAATTGGCGGGAATGTGATGATATCCTTACTATCCTATCATGTAATAATACCCTTACACTACTATATAACCAATAGATAGGATACCATTTGCACATCCCGCCCACATTTTATCCACAACTGTGGATAACTTTTGGGCATATTACGATGGACCCTATTTTTTCCCAGAATTTTACAGAATATCCCATAATTAAATAAAATGGTGGGATATTTCCTTGGAATTATATAAAAGTGTCCCATTTTCCTTGACATTACGATGGCGGGGGTATGTGGCCCCATTACACCTAACATATTATTTATATATGTGTAGGGTGTTATCCACATTTTGTAATAAGTTATGCACAACTTATCCACAGATTAATACACAAGTTTAAGCAATTCACCCAAAGTAATGGCGACAATAATACAGCCCAAAGAGTAAAGAATCCATCCTATTGTCTGTCTTGTGTTCATGTGAAGATCCATCCTAGTATACTTACTATTACTATACTGATAAGGGTAATCGTAAAGCACCCGCCCAGAAATGTGGTGAGACAACCATCTGTAGATGGCTCACTATTTTGACTCATCTGTCCATCCATTTTTATTTGCCCATTTCACTAATGCTCCATACGGAGGATGATCCTCAAACTCAATAGAAAATAGATACCTTGGCTTATCTAGATTCAATACCATATGACGTTCTTGGGTATTGAACAAGTAGAACGTATCTTCTTTATAGTACAACTCTGATACTTCTAACTGCAAGGTTTCTTCACTATCATGTGCTGTGAATAGACAATGGCTACTATCATTAGCAGTAAGGAGCATATTTATCCCGCCCTTCCTGTCACGATCTTGATGCCACTTGTATACCATCCTGGGAGCCATTTTTATGATGCCTCCGAACCTAATAGGAAATTGCTCGTTTATGGCCTCTAGGAAGGGCTCTGACAAATAAATATCTGGTTCCAGTAGGAATCCATCCCACCCAATATATCCAGACAGGTGAGCCTCCCTAGCCTCTCCAGATTTAAAATACTCAGAGAGCGTGGATGACTTGGTACTTATTTCTGTGAAGTATTTGTGCATCATTTCGTCTGTAGTGCTTTCTATTTGATTTAAGAGTGAGACTTGTACAGGTAAATGTGAGAACAAATACCAGTACCAAGAAGAGAAGATACTTAATTAATCTCGCCATCTTCATCATGCCATTTCCAGATATCCTCATCCAGAGGTAAAACCCAATCTACAATTCTATCTACTACCGAATTGACGGCATCTCCTACAAAACTAAACATAATTATCCTAACCTAAGTGATTTATTTAAAAATGCATGGCACCAAAAGGTGACAATGGTCTTTCTTTCCCCGCTTGTGATCTCTCTCACACCATGTTCGTGATCAAGATCACCATAGAAAATAGCAATACGACCCGCCTTGGGCTCTACTTCATAATCATAGTTGCTAAAGTACGTCTGACCGCCTTCATAGTCATCATTGAGATATAAAATCCCAGAATATAGACGCCACGGCGTATAATTGTCTGTCCCATCTAACTCTGCATTGTCAGCGTGGGGGGGCTGATAAGAACCCTCCATCCACTTGACCAACTGCATGGTGTCTGGGTATACGGTCTCAGTGAGATCGAACTGTGACATGATAAAATCCTGCATAC